ATGTCGGTAACGAATCCTTTCTTCGATGTCAGCACGCTGCCGTATCAGGCACCGCGCTTCGATCTTATCCATCAGGATCACTATCGCCCCGCATTCGACCGTGGGGTTGAGGAAAAACGCGCCGAGGTGTCCGCCATTGCGCAAAACCCGGCTCCCGCCACGTTTGATAATACCCTGTTGCCGCTGGAGTGCAGCGGTGAGTTGTTGACGCGAGTGACCAGTGTCTTTTTCGCGATGACCTCCGCGCATACCAACGATTTTTTACAGCAACTCGACGAAGCGTTCTCCGCTGAACTTGCGCAACTGGCGAATGATATTTATCTCAATGACGCCCTGTTTGCGCGCGTTGAATCCGTCTGGCGCAATCGGGAATCAGCCGGTCTGGATGATGAGTCTTTACGGCTGGTCGAGGTGATGTATCAGCGCTTTATACTGGCTGGCGCGACGCTTTCCGCTGACGATAAAGCGGTACTGAGAGCATTAAATACCGAGGCGGCTACGCTCACCAGCCAGTTTAATCAGCGCCTGCTGGCGGCAGACAAAGCCGGTGGTCTGGTGGTGGATTATCTCCATCAACTCGACGGACTGAGCGATGACGCTATCGCCGCCGCAGCCGATGCGGCGCGAGAAAAAGGGCTGACCGATCGCTGGCTACTTTCACTATTAAACACCACACAGCAACCGGCGCTGGCCGCGCTGCGGGACCGTCAGACGCGCGAAAACCTGTTTACTGCCAGTTGGTCACGTACTTCGCGCGGGGATGCCAATGACACGCGCGCTATCGTATTGCGTCTGGCGCAATTACGGGCGCAACAGGCGTCATTGCTCGGCTTCCCGGATTACGCCAGTTGGAAAATGGCCGACCAGATGGCAGGCAATCCACAGGCCGCGTTTGATTTTATGCGCGGTATTGCCCCGGCGGCACGTGCCCGCGCTGAACGTGAACTGGCGGATATTCAGCAGGTCATTGATGAACAGCAGGGGGGCTTCACCGCCCAGGCCTGGGACTGGCCGTGGTATGCCGAACAGGTCCGACGCGCGAAATACGACCTTGACGAATCACAGGTCACCCCTTATTTTGCGCTCAACACGGTGCTGAGCGAAGGGGTGTTCTATGCAGCGAGCCAACTCTTTGGCATTCGTTTCGCAGAACGTACCGATATTCCTGTTTACCACCCGGATGTGCGAGTCTGGGAAATATTCGACCAGAATGATGAAGGGCTGGCGCTGTTTTATGGCGATTTCTTTGCCCGCGATTCAAAGAGCGGCGGCGCATGGATGGGGAATTTCATCGAGCAATCGACGCTGCTTTCCACCAAACCGGTTATTTACAATGTCTGCAACTACCAGAAACCGGCCGCCGGGCAGACGGCGCTCTTATCGTGGGATGATGTCATCACCCTGTTTCACGAGTTTGGTCATACGCTGCATGGTTTGTTCGCCCGCCAGCGCTATGCCAGCCTGTCGGGGACCAATACGCCGCGTGATTTCGTTGAGTTCCCGTCACAGATTAACGAGCACTGGGCCAGCCATCCTGAGGTGTTCACGCGTTATGCGCGCCATTATCAAACCGGTGAGCCAATGCCGGAAGCGCTACGCAATAAAATGTTGCGCAGTACCCAGTTCAATAAAGTCTATGACATGACGGAGTTATTGAGTGCGGCTTTGTTGGACATGAACTGGCACAGTCTGGATGGCGCGACTCAGGTCAGCGATGTCGATGCCTTTGAAGCACAGGCGATTCGCCGCGAAGGGCTTGATATCGCTGCGGTACCGCCCCGTTATCGCAGCAGCTACTTCGCCCATATCTTCGGCGGTGGTTACGCAGCGGGTTATTACGCCTATCTGTGGACGCAAATGCTGGCGGATGACGGCTTCCAGTGGTTTGAGGAGCAGGGCGGCTTATCCCGTGAAAACGGGCAAAGATTCCGCGAAGCGATTTTGTCGCGTGGCAATAGTACTGATTTAGCTGAACTTTATCGCCAGTGGCGCGGTCATGATCCGCAGATTGAACCGATGCTGAAAAACCGAGGACTGAGCGAGTAACGCGCATTTAGCAAGAAAGAAGAACCGGGTGTGATACCCGGTTTTTTTGTCCGATTTTTTCTTCCCCAAAACTCCTCCAAAATTCCTCCCCAAAATGAATCCTTAAATTCTGTAAAAATTGCAGGGGGATACGGTCCAATTTTTCACGTAGCTACACCTTAACTGTCACCCAGTCCAGACCGCGATCGCTGTGATACTGTGCGGTCATTCTGTCTGACGAATGACCCAGGAGTTGCTGGGTATTGATGCCTTGCCCCTCATACAAGCGTTCGGATAGCGAGCGTTGTTCGTGAAAGGTCGGCATTGTTTTCCCGCTCTCGACTGAAATGCCTGTACTATCAACCGCGAGTTTGAAGGAGACGCTAAGGCTGTTTTCTCCGATCTGATCACCTGCTTTCACAGTACCGCTTGATACCACGTGATGAAGGAGCCAGGGACTCACAACTCTGTCTCTGCATCGCTTAATCACCTGCGCAAGTGTGATATCTAACATTTCGCAGCGCAAAGATAGTGGTATAGCTAATTTTGCCCCTGTCTTTTGCTGTTCAACATGCAGATGTCCGTCCCAGACGTCAGAGAACTTCATTTTTGCGATATCACCGCGTCGTTGCCCGGTGACTACGGCCAATAACATGGAGTTTTGAACGTAGGGTGCCATATGGGAGGCCGCTTCAAAGATCGCTTCCCACATTTCGAGGTTCAGTCTAGAGCGGCTCACTCGGACAAAAATTTTTCTTGTTGCCAGGGCCGGGTTATAACCAGGTTCAACTTCCCCCGCATGTTGGGCTTCCTTAAACAAATCAATCCAGACACTGCGAAGCGTTTGGGCCATCCGTGCCTTTCCATTGGCTTTATATTCATCGGTAATGGCTGCCAGCATTTTTGTGGTGACCTCCTGTATGCCGATGTCAGGCATTCTTTCAACCAGCACGTTGGTGCAGGTCTTTCTCGATTTAAGTGTATTTACTTTTATTTCCTTATTCTTAAGCCGTTCCTCCTGTAATTGCAGATACCGTCCGATCCATGCATTCATGCGTATGGATTTCTTGGAATTAACCGTTTTATGGTTGACCATATCAATGAGAGCAAACGACTGAGCGGCTTCCTGCTGTGCAAGCAGACGATTTAATTCAGTAGCAGCTAATTTTGCTGCTTCCTGATCGGTACCAAAACCGATAAATTGCCCTGTTAATGGGTGGCGGTATTGCCAATAAACTTTCTCAGTTCTTTTGTCTAATTTCGAATATAGGTTAGGGACGTTGATATTATGCTTTCTTGGGCGAGCAGCCATTTAATGCTTTCTCCACTAACAGGCGGGCTGTATCAGATATTCCAGACGAAATATCGACTTTTCCGACCATACCGATAAAACGAGCATCTTCATCCACTACCCAACGGCGACCTTGTTTAATTGCTGGTGGGTAGGTCTGTTTGGTCTTGGCGATTTTATGTAAAGCCGCTCGGCTGATTGGCTCTTTAAAACCGTTCGGACCTGACGCCCAATCATTGATAGTTACAAGCTGTCCCATTACTAGCTCTCCACATCACCGGCTGCACCCGGTTATCGCTCATTGTAGGCACATGCGGAGCAGCCCCCGCGAGCACCTTCGTTACATTTGAGGCAAAGTGCGTGTTCTCCGCGCCTCGCCTTCATAGGTAGATTCCGAAGCCATATGCACACAGCACCATCCTTGCTATCGTGAATGGAGCCAACAAACCAACCCTCACCCTCAGGATGTTCAGGTTGCCATGAGGAGATATCGTAACCATCGACTTGCGGGTCAATTTCATCTTCATCGCGATAAAACACCTTCCATTCGAGACCATTAGCGCTCATCCATGCGTTAAATTCATCCGTGGAAATGTGCTCTCGGCCATCGCAAAACTTGTCGTACTCCGGGTGTGTCCAGTAGCCGTACTGGTCGCGTTCTACTGGCAGTTTGGTAATGGTGATATTCATGCTGCACGCTCCTGGCTTTTTTTCAGTTCATCAACCCACGCACAAAAACCATCCAGAATAGGCTGCACATTTATGTTGTCGGCCCATCCTGCAAATCCGATAAAGCCATCGTCGTTGAAGCTAACCGCCTCGCGGTCATCGAAATAGAACGCCTGACACCTAATACCAGCAAAAAAGCGCCCAGTTTTAGACTGGGTGATAATGCCCCGCTGTTTGCAACGTAAAGTGCCATCAAACAGAGCGGTATCCTTCATACTCTGGTTGATAAGCGCACGCAGCCGCCGGAGTGTTTCAGGCGTGATTGCGGCGTAGGTTAGGCCTGCATCTTTGAATGCCTTCCTTGCTTCATCTCTGCTCATGAGTGTGCTCCTTTGCTTTCACGCTGTGCTGAAATAGCCTTATGTTCATCAACAATCGCTATCACCTCTGCCAGCGCGAGACCTTCCAGAGTGACCACACCGTTATCATCTATACCAGCCAGGCTGATCAGTTCGACGAGACGGCGAGCGCTTTTTACGCTGACCTCCGGGGCGATAATCTTTTTGGTGATTTTCTTTTTGCCAGCGGCAGCGGCCACGGCCCGATCCTGCTCCAGAACCTTCCCGGCGTTCTCGCCATGCTCACGAACACGCTCAACTGCAACGCCTACGGAAACTTCGCCATTTTTAACAATCTGCTGCACATCATGGTTAGCAGTGGCAAGGGTCAGTAACTTCTCAACCGTAGGGACCGACTTGTGAACAAGCTTCGCTATTTCCTGAGTGGTCAGGTTGAAAGTTGTAGCCAGTTCCTTAATTACCTGCGCCTGTTCCAGCGGGGTGAGGGGCAACTGGTTATTACTGGTCATGACACGAGCCAGGCGCTCAACGTCATTTCCCACAAACGGAACGATATGAATGCGATCAACGGGTTTGCCAGCGGCTTTACAGCGTTCATAGCAGCGACGGCGGCGGTGCCCTTCAACAACCCACACACCACCTTCATCACGGGCCGTGACTTCCAGAGGTGGCACTGTGCCACCGTTCATGAGGTACTCAAACAGAGCATCATCAGCCAGACGGGTACGTTCGTCGTCGTCGCGTTTGTTAAATCCTTCTTTGACGTGAATATCATTGAGGCTGATGAACATCCCGGTATCAGCACGCTTGATAACGCCAGAACGGGACATGAGTTTAAATGAGTTAGCGGCCATTGCTGGTGGCCTCCCCATTATCTTGAGCACGAAGAGTAGCCATTTCGGTATTAAGAACGTCACGGTCTACCCACACGATAAAGCCGACTTTACCGTCACCAAGAGCAGCATCAGTTGCATTCAGCGCCTGAGTTTGAAATGAAATAGTGGTGTGTTGTTTGGCAGAACGGATACTGGTCATCGCGTTGTCCAGCATCTGAAATTGAATGCGGTCATCACCAATAGCAGACATCAGTCTGGTTATTCCAATAGCCATGTTATTTGCCCTCGCGAAGCTGGTGGGCGATAGCTTTGAGCATCTCATCAGCAAAAGCGCGGCTGAAATCTCCCTCCGGTGCATCGTCCATAAACTCTGTGGATGTAAGGATTGCTCGGGCTATATCGGCGGCATTTTCCGGCGCGTCTTCAACAAAACCAGCATCCCATGCGGCCAGCATTCTGTTTGCCGCAAAGATTGCCCCCTCTTTGCGTGCCTGATTAAGGAAATCATTTATCCATTTTTTGGTTGCTGGAGTTTTGATTGCATCAATAATCCCCTGAACCCCGGCCAGTAATGCTTCTTGCTCTGTGGCCCCTTCGTTTAGCGCCAGCTCGCAGGCTTCATAACCGTAATCACTTTCCGCCATCCAAGTTTCAGGTGTTTTCAGCATCATGTTTTCAGCCGCCAGATTATTACGGTGTTCCAGCGCTTCACTTAACGCCACGCTGGTAACATCCAGACGGTTAGCCAGTTCTTTCATAATGTCTGCAGAAGCCGCAGGGAGGTATTTAGCCGCTGCGTGAGCGGCAGCGATCAACTGTTCTTTAGTCAGGCGCATTTGCGGATCTCCATCAGTTCGTTGAACCGGTTCATGAACAGGCCATAAGCCTGACCAGGACGAAGCGGGATGATCTGGATAAGGTCGGAACAGGGGATACCGTCGAGAATGGCCCAGCGTGTGCCGTCGTCGATATCCAAATCGCGACGTTCTGTCGCCAGCATGGTGAGGTCCGCATATTTCACGACTGTCGACATATCAGTCGGCAAACCGTATTTGGCGCGAATGAGGTCATCTACCATTTGTTCGATGCGTTTATAGTCAGGCAGAAGACGTTTCAGCGGCTGCGGAATATCCTGGCAATACGCCTCGGCTGCGTCATGCATCAACGCTTCAAATGCAAATTCCGGCGGTACGATTTGGCTACACAGCACTGAGTGCTGAGCCACTGAATAAAACTCAGGAACATGGCCTGCAAATCGGCAGATGTTAGAGAGGGCGTTTGCGATATCTTCGATATCAACATCGTCTGCGGTTGAATTGATGTAGTCGAAACGCTTACCGCTGAGAGTCTGAATAAATGACATTGTTGGTTCTCCATTACGCGCTGCACCGCGCCGCTTTTTGGTTGTAAGAAACCCTCGCCAGTGGCGATTAATTAAATGAATTTCGCTTCCATAAATGCCCCCGCAGGGGCATTTGCAGCAGCGTAATTAGGCGTTAAAGACACCGATATAAGTTTCAACCTTGCTGTCGGTGAATTTCTCAACGAGCAGATCACGGAACTCCACCGCCATTTCTTCTTCATAGGCTTCGAGCTGAGTAATACGGAGAACCAGCAGCGGCTGATTGCTCGCGAGGATGCTCATACGCACTTTAAAGCGGCGCTCAGCCAGACCTTCATACGGCACGCACTTGAACTCAAAGGCCACAGGCATGATGTCTTTGGTTTTGGCTTCCACGCTTTCCATGACCGAACGGCGACCGCTGAAATCCTGATCCTCATATTCAGCGCTCTTAATCGCTTCGATGGTGATCTTGCGAATTGCCGCCGCTGATTTTTTAGCGTCAATCACCGCGCCGTCACCATCAAAGCCAGTCAAAAAATCAGACCAGTCTTCCAGCCATTCGGCCAGGGTTTTCTGGTCGTTACGATCACCGTTGATAGCAAGAAGCGCAGTGAATGGAGCTGTGCGCTTTAGGGTCAGAACCGCTTTATTATCCGCATGGCCGGGGTTGGTAATGGTGCCCAGGTTAAAGACCGAAGACGCGCTCATTTTATCGGTGCTGATAAAGCAACGAGTACCCTCTGCCGCATAGCCGGTAGAGTAGCGAACGAAGTCTTCAATGCTGGAGGTATCCAGCTTGCCACGGAAACGGAAGCGCTCAGTATGCAGGCGCTCGATCGTTTCAATCGACACATCTTTAGGGAGTACGACCGCAGGGCAATCAGCGCCTGCTAATTTTTCTTCAATGAACTGGCTCAGCACCATATCGCGGATCTGGCTGATGGCGGTGTTGTCTACTTGCTGCGACATAAACTGGTTTCCTTTGCTAAGAGATAAAGTCGAATTTGATGGATTTATTTAGCGAGCTTTGCAGCAGGATCACCGCCCAGCGTGAACAACTGGCCCTGATCTTCCTGCAGCACAGTGAGTTTGCCGCCGCGATTGACGTACATCGGGGTTTCGGTTGTGTCTTCCTCAGAAGACTTACCGCGCGGGGTAGGTTTGGTGAAAGAAAGGCGGTGCTGGATGGTCACGCGCTTCTCTTCCAGTGAATTGCTCAGGCGAGACAGGTCGAAGGTGACCTGCACTTTGCCTTTTTGCCCGTTATTCAAAACACCCAGGGCGACTTCATTCAGTGCTGCGGCAAGTTTGTTTTCAAACACACCGCCGTCCAGTTCCCCGAAGAAATCGGGGATATTGGTCAAACGTTCATTTTCCATCGGTTAACCCTCAGAAGGGCGGCTGCAACCGCCGTTAGTTCTCCACACAACACAAAAGAGCACCTGCGGCTGCAACCGCCCAGGTGGATTGGGTTATGAGCCCGTCGCCTGGTGATGCTCTTGTGTGTTGTGTAAAAAGAGGGCGGTACCAACCAGAACATTATCATCTGCCTCATAAGTGGAAGATGCTGATACCGCCCTAAGACTTCACACAGCTATCGCGTTCCAGCGATTTGGTTGTGACACCGGGGCGCTAACCCGCTTACTTCCCGCCGCTCTGTTTTGGTATTGGCCGCCAGTATTACGGCCCAGTCGATTTACGGGTCTTTGCGTCGACCGGCGCTGCAGTACGCTCGTACACGTCACAACGGATAGAGCACTGAGGGAACAAGACGCCTTACGGAGTCATTTGCATGTGCATCAGCATCTCGCTTATCGCTTACACAATGCTCTTTCCAGTTGTGTTGTACGATTCACCCACCCCGGTTCGGCAGCGCTACCTTGCCGGGGCAGATGCAAAGGGCAGTTACGTTGCCAGTCGGCTTATTGGTCTGGGCTGTAGCATCAGGTGCAGCCGCGCGGGGTTTGCTCACCGCCCCAGGTTCTCCCCGCTATTCTTTAGCGCGAAACCTGAGAGAAACGCCTTCAAGACTGTCGGCTTTCGCCATGTTCTTTAGGTATCTTCGGGCGGGGTGCTGATGACTGGTCAGCGGCCCCTACGTCATTTCTTCCTGATGCCCCGAGGGTTGGTCGGGGGACGTATTCACCAAGTGATCCTTAGTGCCTGGTAGTCAGCCAGCGCTTAACCCCTCCCGAAGATACCTGTCAGCGAATCATCCGATTATTCGTACGCCATCGGCGGCTACTTCGTGGGCGTCCTGCCTGTTCGCTGTTGATGTGAATAATGTAGGATAACTTACCTTTACGTGTCAATGCTAAAAGTAGGATTTCTTACATTGCGGGGCGAAAATTAAGCCGCAAGTGCGGCTTAATGGAGTGGGGGTGGTAAATTAGAGGTCGGTTACAACTTGTTTAACTACACCGACAATACGGCAATTACCATTAACTTCGAGGACTCTATAGTTTGGATTCAAAGGAACCAGATACTTCACTGGCCCATCGATAACAAACTTTTTTAATGTAGCCTCGGCAGAACCGTCAATTTGAGCAACGACGATGCGCCCATTAACTTCGTAAGGGCTACCGTAATCAGGATCAACAATAACTAATGAACCTTCTGGAATACTTGGTGCACCGTTCGGGTTAGTCATTGAATCGCCACGAACTCGAAGAGCAAATCCTTCGTTAGAAATATTGGCTGTGGTGTAAATCCATTCAGAAGCATCAGCTTCAGTAACCGGCGATCCTGATTCTGTCCATTCTCCAGCCTGTACCCATGACAATATAGGGATTTGTTTCACGCCAAATTTTTCAGTTGGCTGAATTGCTGGCGCATCTGTGTCTGGCTCACCAATACCATCGATGATCCATTGAGGCGAGCATTTCAAGGCAACAGAAAGGGCCTGGAGATTGGTTCCACCAGGCGCGTAATCACCTGACTCCCATCCAGTAACTGTTACTCGATTTACACCAACAAGTTTACCCAAAACTGCCTGAGTCAGTTTCAGTTCCTTGCGGCGTGTGCGGATGCGTTCATTCATTTTCATGTAGGCAATCCTACCATCTTTTAAGGTAGGAGTCCTTGACCTTAATATGTAAGATATCCTACTATCTGCGTGTTGAGTTTTACTACATCAGAGGGCTATATGAACAAAGATGACGTCATTTCCTACTTTGGTGGCGTAAGTAATTTAGCGAGGATTTTAGGAATTTCTCATGCATCCGTTTCCGGCTGGGGGAGTGTCATTCCTAAAGGTAGAGCTTATGAAATCCAAACAATTACTAACGACGCTTTAAAAGTTGATCCGACCCTGTACCTAAAGCCTAGCGAAACCGCTGCTTAATACAAACCACAGAATCAAGGGGTTAACCGTGGGTAAAGAAATTGAAATAGTGAGCGATGGAGCAACCATAACGATTGCCCCAATCGCATTATCTTTCGCTGACCAGTTGTTGATGCGCCTTGAAGGATGCGAATTGCATGCGACCCTCGGCGTTGATATCAACACCATGATCAACACACCAAGTGATGAATTCGGCTGTCTCTGCCTCAGCCTTGATGACTCTCTGTCCATTCCGCTCAACGCGCTTAATCAGCTTCTCGGCATCCCGCTTCCAGTCAGTGTAGCTGTCGGCCAAAACGTCAGCATCAGTAAAAATCTTTTTGTACTCATGATATTGCAGTGCATCACGGAACCAGAAAATTCCTACCGCCTGAACCTTCATGTCGAATCTCCTTCGGTTATTAGTTGTGGAAAACCAAGAATATCCGAAGGAAGGTTCGGCTCCAATAGAGGCACAGAACAATGAATGAACAACACTGGAAGGTCGAAAAGCAGCCAGTATGGCTGGTGGCCGCAATCAAAAAGGCAATCACCGATCTTCCTGGCGGTTATGCCGAAGCTTCTGAATGGCTCGGCGTGACAGAAGATGCCATGTACAACCGTCTCCGTACTGGCGGCGATCAATTCTTCCCGCTCGGCTGGGCGATGGTGCTGCAAAAAGCTGGTGGTCATCACCATGTGGCGCATGCAGTAGCCCGCGCATCAGGTGGCGTCTTCGTGCCGCTAACTGACGTTGAGCAGGTCGACAATGCCGATATCAATCAGCGGCTACTGGAGGCTATAGAGCAGATTACCAGCTACTCGCAACAGATCAGAACGGCGATTGAAGATGGTGTGATAGAGCCGCACGAACGTGCAGCGATTGACGATGAACTGTACCTGGCGATTTCAAAACTCCAGGAGCATTCAACGTTGGTGTATCGAGTTTTTTGCGAGCCAGAGAAGGGTGACGCCCGCGAGTGTGCAGCTCCGGGCGTCGTGGCGTGTCGTAATCAGTGGAGAACTAACGCATGAACAGTGTAACGGTAAAAAACCGTTTACCGCAACTGAGGATGATCCCGATTCCGGGTGTTCCGCTGTTTCGGTATGAGCGCAGAGTATCAAACCGCTGGGTTGCATGTAACCACAGCCGAGCGGCTGGCGTCGTGGGTGTCTACTACCGGAGGGCAAAACGTTTATGCGCGTCCTTAACCGATGGTTCAGAGACAGAAGGGGTATACCCGTCCACGTCATCCGCTGGGAGCCAGAGACCCGGCGAGTTATCTATCTTCGCGAAAACTATGAGCACGGCGAATGCTTTAGCCCGATCAAAGAGTTTCGGCGCGATTTCACTGAGATAGAGGCTAAGGATGAGCACTAAATTAACCAGTTACGTTTGGGACGGTTGCGCATCGTCTGGCATGAAACTCTCCAGTGTGGCGATTATGGCGCGCCTGGCTGATTTCAGCAGTGACGAGGGCGTTTGCTGGCCGTCCATTGCCACAATCGCGCGCCAGATTGGGGCAGGGGAAAGCACTGTCAGAACAGCCATATCAGCACTGGAGAAAGAGGGCTGGTTGACCCGCAAAGCGCGCCGTCAGGGTAATCGCAACGCCTCCAACGTCTACACCCTCAACGTTCAGAAGTTGCGCGCTGCGGCGTTTGCTCACCTGCCAGAATCTGACACATCAAATCCTGACGCATCAAAATCTGACGCGTCGAAATCTGATGCATCAGAATCTGACCCGTCAAAATTTGAGGTGTCGGAATTCAGCAAAAAAGGCGGTTTTGACCCGTCAGAATCTGGCGGGGATCCGTCAGTAAATACAACTACTGATCCATCAGATAAAAAACCTCTTTGTCAGGTTGCTGCGCAACCCGACTCTGCTGTGGTGATCACCGACCTGGCTAAGCAGGTTCTTTCTCACCTGAACCAGCAGACAGGATCACGGTATCAGGTCAGTAAAACTTCGATGGAGCATATCCGCGCACGTCTCGGAGAAGGGTTCAGCGCTGATGACCTGAAACTGGTCGTGGATTACGCGACGGCGAAATGGTCTCAGGATCTGCAGATGGCCGAATACCTGCGACCGACGACACTGTTTTTGCCGACGAAGTTTCCCGGCTACCTGCAGGGCGCAACGAAGTGGGCACAGGCTGGCCGTCCAGAACGGGTAAACGGTCGATGGGTTGCCGCCACAGGCCCGAGCGCAAGTTTCCAGAGCGTGGATTATTCACTGCCTGAAAATGCGGGGTTCCGCTCATGAGCCTGGTTGCTGAAATTCTGGAATATATCAAAACGGCCCCTGGCTCCAGCGCCGCCGATATCTGTGACGCGTTTCCCCAGCATCCGCGCCCAGCCGTTCAGCGTGCTGCATATCGCCTGTACGACGCCGGGTACACAACACGCAGCGGAGAGAAGAACAGGTTTTTATACACGTTCAATGAATCCCGTAGCGAATCAGACGTTAAGCCGTTGCAGGAGACACGCCACGCTAAAGCGCTAATCCAGCAGGCCGGGGAACTGGAGCAAAAAGGGCTTTACCTCCGTGCCGCAACGGTATGGGCAGAAGCTTTTGATGCGTCACAGAGCATCACCGAGCGGGAGCAGTGTCTACGCCGTAAACGGAAGTGCCTGACCTGGAGCGGCAGAGCGAAAAGCTCCGAGCGGATTTATGAAACCTCTGGCCGATTTGTGGGGTGATTTATGACTAATAAATATACTCAGGCGCTGAATGAACTTCGTGGAAAAGCCTCTCATGAGCTTAAAGAGATTGGCGATCAGTGGTGTACCCCGGATAACATTTTTTGGGGAATTAATGCCATGTTTGGCCCGTTGGTGCTTGATCTGTTCACGGATGGCGAGAATTCAAAATGCCCTGATTTCTATACAGCAGAAGACAATGCGCTGACGCATGACTGGTCAGAGCGCCTGGCCGAACTGAACGGAGCGGCATTCGCTAACCCACCATACAGCCGCGCAATGCAGCATGATGATGTGTATATCACCGGGATGCGCCACATTGTCGATCACACAATGGCGATGCGAGAAAAGGGCGGACGTTATGTCATCCTGATCAAAGCCGCGACAAGTGAGGTCTGGTGGCCTGAAAACGCTGATCACATAGCATTCATACGCGGTCGCATTGGTTTTGATGTGCCGAAATGGTTTATTCCAAAGGATGAGAAACAGGTACCAAGCGGCGCGTTCTTTGCTGGTGCTGTCGCTGTGTTCGATAAAAACTGGAATGGCCCCTCGATCAGCTATATCAGCCGTAAGGATCTGGAAGCGCGTGGTGATGCATTCATGGCACAAATTCGCCGTGAAGCATTACGAATGCTACCCCAAATCCAACAGCAAAATATTCCTGAAATTATTCCGAAACCAATCGTCAAAGAAGCCGTAGCTGAAAACGCTCCTTTGCCTGTAGCTCGCGTTGAGAGTGAGTTACCACTGGCACAAGAAGACATCCTAAGCAGAAGCGGTGTAGAGACATGGGCATGTGTACGCGCTGCGTTCGGGAACAAGGATGAGTATTCATTCAATGAATCAAAGTTCGCGCACACCTGGGCCGCTGACACGGTATCAAAGCCGACAGTTGTGACGGTAACGGCAGATACAATTTTAGTCGCAGAATCATTGATAGAGGCGAAAAGTCTTGAGATTGCGGTAAGTGACTGGCTGAACAAGTTGTCAATGACAGACTCATCAGCTCGCGATGATCTGCAGGAACGGTTAGTGAGAGCAGGCGTTGAAGCCGTAACGGAACACGGGATGACAACCCCGGCATTCATCAGCGCCCTGGGGTCATTGCCTGAGACTAGCCGCGAAAACATTCGCCTGATCCGCACCCATATACGTGAGTATGCGTCCACTCTAACTCAGGCTGGCGAGGTACATGCATGAAGCTAACCCTGCCATTCCCACCGAGCGTAAACACCTACTGGCGCGCTCCGAACAAAGGGCCACTGAAAGGCAGGCACATGATCAGTGAAGCAGGTAGGCGTTTCCAGAGTGACGCTTGCGCCGCAATCATTGAGCAACTTCGCCGACTGCCTAAACCGTCCAGCTCATTGTGTGCTGTGGAAATTCTGCTGTACCCGCCAGACAACCGCCGCCGGGACATCGACAACTATACCAAAGGGCTGTTTGACGCACTGACCCATGCCGGAGTGTGGGAAGACGACAGTCAGGTAAAGCGTATGCTGGTGGAGTGGGGGCCGGTAATCAGTGGTGGCAAGGTAGAAATAACGATATCGGTCTATTCGGGGGTAACTGCGTGAGGGCATTACTCAAGCCGGTAGTCATTCCAGAACTGGGGCTGGTGGCGTTTCGACCTGGCTCTCAGCTACTGCCTCATTTTCACCGGGGCCGCATGTTGATCGAGAATGAGCCAGAGCGTCTTGCTGATGTGCCCAGCGGAGAAATCCCACCAGCAGAGCAGCCGCTGGCAGAAGACCCTGCGTTAAGTTCAGTATTCACTAACGAGGCAGTGTTACGTCGTGCTGGTGGCCTTTCAGGTCTGGAGGACTGGTTATTACGTGACAATAGCTGTCAGTTGCCGCATGAATCCTGGCACGCTGAAAATATTACGACCATGCGCCATGCACCCGGTGTGATTCGGTTGTGCTGGCACTGCGACAACCTGCTACGTGACCAGTATTCCAGCGCACTGGAGTCTATCGCCCTGGCGAACTGTGCCGCATACATCCTCACAGCGGTTCGCCGTGAACTGGGGTTCGATGACACCCATTCACTGACGCTGCCCGAGCTATGCTGGTGGCTGGCACGCAATGGCCTGGCTGATGCGATACCAGAGACGGCAGCGCGTCAGATCCTGCGACTGCCTAAACCCGTTATTCAGTCAGTAACCAGAGAGGCCGACATTGTGCCAACGCGCGGACCCTCTGAGATTGTGCAGGAAACAGCAAAGCGTGTGCTGGCGCTAAAGGTGGACCCTGAGACGCCGGAATCATTCATGCTGCGCCCGAAGCGCCGCCGCTGGGAAAACCCCACATACACCCGCTGGGTTAAAGCGCAACGATGCGCCTGCTGTAACAACCCGGCAGACGACCCACACCACATTATTGGACATGGACAAGGAGGGATGGGAACCAAAGCCCATGATTTATTTGTGTTGCCGCTGTGCAGAGCGCACCACGATGAGTTGCATCGGGACCCTGTGGCTTTCGAAGCCAAATATGGCAGTCAGCTTACGCTGCTATTTCGATTTATTGACCATGCATTAGCAATAGGCGTAATCGCCTGAGTGGAGAAAAGAACATGTTAAACCCGTCTGAGGTTGGTAAAGCTGGCGAACATGCGCGCCTGCGCACACTGGAAAGCATCTGGATTCAGGGCAAATTAAACATGTGGGGCCGCTGGTCATACATTGGCGAGGGTAAAGCAGGGAATATGTTTAACCAGTTGCTGACCTCTCATCACGTGACGAAGACAGCGATACAGGAAGCGTTACGCCGCATGAAAAAATCTGGCATCACTAAGCCAGAGCTTGAGGCGTTCTTTATGGAAATCCTCAACGGCAAAAACAAAAGCAGCCTTGCGTTCTGCTCGGATGAAGAAGCACTGGTCATTGACCGTATCATCAGCACTGTATTGGCTGGAGAATATGACGGCCTGCTCAGCGTACTTGTTCAGCGCTACCGATACCGCAAAAGCAAACGCAGTCTGGCAGAAGAACTCCAGATGAAACACCCGGAACTAACGTTCATGACCTGCCGCCGTCGTATTGACACCTGGCTAAGTTTAGCGGAATCGATGCTTTACGCGCCAATGTGCGACGCGTTCGATACAAATAGCAGCCGATTTTACTTGCAAAGTGAGCCAGTAAGTGTTTAACTTCGTGTATGCTTCGCAAAGCTGTATCGAAAGCGACCTCAAATAAAAGAAACCCGCTTCTGAGCGGGTTTTGTTTTTATCTGCCAAGCGAACGGACAAAAGACTCAAAGTGAATCAACTCGCCTTCCGGTGCAGTAGACGAATGTTTTAGTTTCTTATTAATAGCTGAAAGATTCTTTTTGGTAAGAAATTTACATGTATCATGGTAAATAATTTTTAACTTTTTAATTCTTTCGTCAATTCCGTTAGCAATCTGAGACGTTGCCGCAATTTCTGGACTAGGTGCAGAACTTAGATTGATTAAGACGATCCGTTTGATATCCTCTGATAACGTTACGAATAATGTTTTTAATTCATTTTCTGGTAGAAGCACGCTGGTGAATGAAACCTTTCCCATTAAATACTCTGTAGTGGCTTCTCCTGATTCACGCATACTTTTATTAGTCTGGAACAAAAAAGAACGAGCTATCTCGTTTGTTTCAACTTCGCTCAGAGTCACTTCACCGGTCTGGCTCTTTGCTAACAATCTTACCTCGGTGGCCGCAAGTCTTCCGGCATAGTGAGCGTTTTGGATCCGTTCGATGTTTTGAGCACAGAAGTCGATTGATGGTTTTGTCCTTCTCAATGCGTCAAGTTGAGATTGCCACTCTGTACATTTACTTTTGGCATTCAGAACTGCAATTTTGTTTTTTTCCAATCCCATAAATTTGGTGAACTCTGATGCGAGCTCATCAAATGCAATTCCGAACTCATTACTACCACATACATTACCAATGTGAGTTTCGGTACCGATATCTGTACGTACGATATAACCCTTTTGATGAGGCTGATTACAACCTTTTAATCCGCAGTGTAGATTTTCTTTAAAATGGTAGTAGCCAATAATTTCTTCTAGCTTGTGGTCACCTTTAATTATTTTATCAACGTAATTTGGGCGGCTGGTAATCAACTCCCAGGATTCAACTTCTTTACCGCCAGATTCAGTACGAAGAAAAATCATAACGTTTCCTTTTGTGAAGATAACCGCTCATTTTAACGCCACTGGTGAAACAAATCTATCCATCCCGTACTCGCTCTGGCGAGTTTTCTATTTCAGGTCTCGGGCAATCACTCTCAATCGGCTAATTGTTAATTGCAACCCGCAGACCTGAATTTCTTAAGCGCACAGCACCCGCTAACCAGCGAGGTGAGAGACTATGAAAATGAATGACCAACCCGGAAACATTGTCACGCAATTTTTCGCGTGGCTGGCAACGATTGCCGCTGGCTTAGGGCTGGCGACACAGGATGTCGTGTACATGGCCTTTGGCCTGATTGGTGTCGTTATTTCTCTTGCGTCATATGTGAATGGACGCGTGGATGCGCGCCGCCGACGTAAAGAGGACGAAAAGCGTACTCAGATGCTCAGTAGTTATCTCGATGAGGTGAAAGACAAGCCTCACAGCGAACGCCCTGCAGCGGTTCAGGTTGCTGTCTCCGCTCTGGAAAAGGTGGGTGAATAATGGCGATGTCTCCGGCGTTACGAAATAAATTACTGGCGATGGCTGGAGCTGGTTCTCTGGCAATTGCCGGAACGATGATCCCCGATCTTGAGGGGGTGAAATACGCGCCTTATTACGATGTGGCTGGCGTCCTCACCGTTTGCTACGGGCACACTGGTCCCGATATCAAGCCGGGTAAAAAGTACAGTGATACAGAATGCCGTGTGCTGTTGCAAAAAGACCTGGTGCCTTTTGCCCGTTCTGTTGACCGTTCCGTCAAGGTTCCGACCAGTGAATATCAGAAAGCAGCCCTAATCACGTTCAGCTATAACGTTGGCGTAACGGCGTTTGAGCATTCCGCTGTTCTTCGCCACCTCAACGCCGGGAACTACCAGGCAGCATGCGATGGTCTGCGACAATGGATTTATGCTGGTGGTCGTAAATGGCAGGGGTTAATCAATCGCCGTGAAGTTGAGCGAGAGGTTTGTACGTGGGGCCAGAAATGAGCCGCGCAACCGCCATTATTGCAACTGCCATCATCCTGCTGGTTATCTCGCTGGGATGGGGTGTTAATCATTATCGCGACAATGCTCTGAACTACAAAGAGCAGCGCGACAGGGCAACCAGTGCGCTGACGCTGGCTAATGAAACCATTTCTGATATGCAGGTGCGTCAGCGTGATGTCGCCACGCTCGACGCTAAATACACCGGAGAACTGGCAGATGCTAAAAAGCAGCTTGAAGATCTGCAGCGTTGCGTTAGCACTGGTAAGTGTGGGTTGCGCGTCAACGCAAAATGTCCAGCGAACGGAACGGCCAGCGCCCCCGGCGTGGATGATGCAACCGGCCCCCGACTTACTGACGCCGCTGAACGGGATTATTTCACCCTCAGAGAGCGAATCGAAACCATCACCAAACAACTGACTGGCCTGCAGGCGTATGTGCGTGAGCAGTGTCTAAAGTAATAGCTAAAATAGTGCTAATTATATGCAACAAATAAGAAGGCGTCCTTGCCTGCAAGCTGAGTTAATACAAGGAAATTATTTGCATCAGGAAGCTTAAAGCTATCAAAAACAAACCTACTACTTGTCCAAATTTCCTGAGTTTATTTTTTTTATTAACGATATCCATTTGAGCAGTATCGCAACATTCGGCTAGCGGTGATGATTCGTAACCAAACGTTGAAAATGCCGAAAGTAACGATCCGATAAGCCCAGCCATAGCTGAAAAGAGTTGAAATTCGGATGGTGACATAAATCCTCCAGATCATCGTATGAGTGTTAGTACCTAACACAGTAATACACCTTTGTTAATCCATTGAAAATATTGACGAATTCGTCAATAGCACAAAATGTTAAAACCGATGGCTTAGGAGTTAATTCGAGGCGAAGGAATGATAAAAGCCATTCGCTTGATGCATTTGATAATGCAATCAGAATGCCTAGCTTTTGCTTTGCTTACATAGCATGTTGTGTCTATTCCGGTAATAATTACTACCCACTTTTAAAGAGGGGAGATGCAAGTGCAATGTCCAAATGAAAACTGCAAGCAAGAGTTCGACTATAGGGAAGTAGGAACTATATATCCTGGTGGAAAAGAGAAAGAACCAATCTGCTGTCCAAAATGTGGTGAGGTTGCAGGTTATGGAATGACTAGCGCACATTTTGAAAGTTATGCAATACCTAAGAAAAAAGAATAATTCATTGAAAATATAGAAAGCCTCGCTAAAGCGGGGCTTTTTTTATGTGCCTCGCACGCGCAGCCTAACGATATCTTTCAGTAGTGAGCCTGGGGCATTCCGCTTTATCGGGCGGTCTTCCCGTGCGACAGGCTCACATGTAAAAGGAAAATAATATGTCCGATTCTTCAAACGTTCTCTGCTTGAAAACGGAGCCTAAACCCTATGGTGTACAGGTTGAATGGACATGGCCTGATGGCTCCCATTGGTTCAGCCGAGTAGAACTGCAATATGTTCGTGAGAAGTCGATCCCAGTCGTTAAAGTTATCGAATGGCCTGTTACTGGCTTGTTTATCTCTGGACTTAAGGTCGGTGAAAAAATTCACGTGCGCATGCGTGGGCTTGATAAAGAAGGCAACGGCCCGAGGTGGAAAGTCAGCGACTGGATTGAAGGTGTTGCTTCCGAGCTACAGTCGACCATTGATGAGGTGCTGGACTCAATCCGTAAGAGTGATGTATTTAAGATCCTCAGCGGCCAGACATTCATTAACGACACCCTTCCTGAAGGGGCTGTCGTCAATAATGCCAGCATTAATGGAGTGAGCCTGAAAGGTGCGTGTCACTTCACTACCGCCTGCGACCTATGCCTGATGGAAACTGCTATTACGGAACGCATTAACCAGGCAGTGAATGATGCCATTGCTAATGCGCTCAGGCCGGGTGGTGTGCTGTACGCCTTCCGCACCAGAACCTGAACACCTCCGTTTGAACGTCAAAACACCTATCAATGCAAGTGATAATCTTTATCATTTGAGCGGGTCCTCCCGGAGGGGGGCTTTGCCACGGGGCGGCGGACTCGCAGGATTTCGCTATTTATGAGATTTTCCCGGTTTTTGTCGTTTCCGTTCTTCTTCTGCCTCCAGGCCTTTTGGTATCAGCAAATTCATCTTTTTAGAACGGAAATGGGAGTGGCGATTTTTCCGCAAATATCACGCTAACGCTTCCTTACCCCTTTTATCCCGGAGTGGCATATGGAGGTGACGAAAAAACAGCTCGCCGACATATTTGCGGTCAGTGTCAGAACAATCCAGAACTGGCAAGAGCAGGGCATGCCTGTTGCCAGCGGTGGCGGCAAAGGCAATGAAGTGAAATATGATTCTGCCGTTGCAATCGCCTGGTTTTCTGCTCGTGATGCCGGGATTGAAAACGAGAAACTTCGCAGGGAAGTTGAGGATCTTCGCAGAGCGGAAGAAGCCGATCTCAAACCCGGCACAACCGAATATGAGCGTTATCGCCTGACACGCGCACAGGCTGATGCTCAGGAACTTAAAAATGCAAAAGATACCGCTGAGGTGGTTGAGACCGCATTCTGCACGTTCGTGCTGTCGCGGATAGCCGGTGAAATTGCCAGTATCCTGGACGGGATCCCTCTGTCGGTTCAGCGGCGTTTCCCGGAACTGGAGAACCGCCACATTGATTTCCTCAAGAAGGACATAATCAAAGCCATGAACAAAGCAGCTGCGCTCGATGAAATGATACCGGGGTTGCTGAGT